TTTCTCCTGATCTGTCATACACTTGTATGTCCACAGTGTCCAACACTTGTCCTGGAACTAGTTCTTCTGGACCTTTGCTGGTGGTAGGTGTTACAAATCCATCACCATCCACAATGATGTCTTGTGCCAGTATTCCTGTGGCAGTGTTGTAGGTTAAATCACCTCCTTGTAATAATGTATCGTATGCATCAGGATCTGGTAAGAAACTTCCATCGCTGGTGGATTTACGAATAACAATTAAATCATTGTTCACTGTGGGGATAATTTGCTCGTCAATTTGTACCACAGTGGTGCTGCCATCACCCACAATAGTTTTCATCAGTGCATTAGGATTACTCACTGGTTGAAGTGTGCCATAGTTAGGATCGTCTATTCTTACGCCGTTTTTGTAAATGTTATAATTGACTCCTGCTGCCAATGGCTGACTCAGCACAAAAGTGTTGGTGCTGCCATCCAATCTAAACACTTCATCTTCAAATGTGGTATCATAGGTATCCCAAGTGGAACTAAAATAAGGGTCAGCGTCCCAACCTGTGCCTCCACCAAATGAAAAACTGCGTACCTCTACTCCGCCATAGTCTATACCATCAATCAATTGAGCTAGATCTTTGCCTAGCTGACCTGTGGTAGGATTATACAGCAAATTCACTCTATCTTGAGTTTGCAACACATTGGCATCAATTTCATATTGTATTTGGATTGAACTACCCAATGCTGGAGGCTGATTAAACGCAACAAAACCTTTAGAACGCAGATAGGATTTGCTGGTATCTTCTGCATTGTTATAAATGTATTCACTAAACAAAGCTCTTCTTTGATTCACTGTTACTGTGATCTTGTTAGATTTTAAATTGATAGGCCATTTTAATAAAAATTTTGGTTGATTACCTGTGCCTACAAAATTTTCGGTTCTCACAAGATCATTGATTAATAATGTGCCAGTGGTTCTATCAAATTTTACTCTGATGTGTGTGGATTTGATCAAAGAGTCACCTAATATGGCCACAGCAGTGGCAGTAATGCCTCCTGCACTCAGTGTGCCTTGGATGCTAATTGTAGGAGCTGATGTGTATCCTGATCCTTGACTGATGATTTCGATACGTATAACTCTTCCATTGGTCACGTATGCTTTAGCAGCAGCACCTGTGCCTCCACCGCCTAAAATATGCAACACAGGCACGCCCAAATATCCACTGCCTGAATTAGAAATTTTAATTTCTTTTATTTTAAAACCTAAATTATCCAACCAATGCTTGTTGGGATATGTGTTTGTGAGATTGTATCCATTTATTTGATTATTGGCAATTTTTGCAACACTTACTTCTATTTTATTTGTTTGAGAATTATAAGTGGCAGGCAAATCAAAATCAGTTACACCAGTAGGATCATTGTCGAGTAATTCATAAGCACTGATGTATTCTCTAACTTTAGTTTTGTAAGGTTTTACTTCATCAATATAATCTTGATAATTTTCTAAATTATCATTTTTATACACTACTTTTTGAGATAATTCTCCCACATTATGTTTGCCTTTTACAAAACTGGTTTTGAATGCCCAGTCCACTGACGACTGCTCAGAAAACACATATCTAAGACTAGCAAAAAATAGTTGATTGTATTCAATCTCTAACTCATTAATAAAAATATAATCTCTTATGGTCTCCAATATGATTCTGGTTTCTGTAATGGGTTGATAATCATATGTGTTTAAATCATAACTGGTATTGTTGAACCCTACTGTGACAGAAGATGTAAAATCAAACAATTGATTAGAAAACTGTATGGTGCCATTCTGTCTACCCACAGTTTTGTAATTGATAGTGTAATCTACATCTGGTTTATTGTCTATTTTCTCCAACAATATCCATCCACCAGTGCCTATATTTTCAATTTTTACTATGGCACCAATTTCATCATTTATTAGTTGTAATTTGTAACTGTCTGAAATACTGTAATCTATTTCTGTAAATTTTCCATAATTTTCAGCGTACCAGTCCACATAATTCCAGAATGAATTTACATTATAGGCTTGCAATATGCTTCTGTTCCAAATGTTTTCTTCTTCATCCCAATTGTAAATGGCCCATTTGCCGTTCACGTTTTCGTCAGATTCAATCAGCACACTGAATTTTCTTACTTCTATGCGTGTGTTGCTGCTGTAATTGCTGCCACTGCGATTGACAGTGACACTGGTAATTTGTCCAGACACGTTAATTGTCAGTGTTAATTCGGCTCCTGATCCAGTGTTGCTGGGATCTACTATTTTGTAAGTTGGTACCACTTTGTACCCACTGCCAGGAGTAGCAATGTTCACTGTAATTATTTTTCCATCTACAATCACAGGCGTCAGCACTGCTGGAGTTACATTGGCTGTGCCCACAAAAGCTAAATCAGCAAATGAATCTTTGCTAAGGTCATATAATCTTTTCACACTGCTGGGTTTTATTTGAGATTCTGATAACCTACTGATATCATTGTTATAAACTATTAAATTTTTACTGCAAACTGCATTGATTCTTTCAATCAATTGCTTTAATGCTTCAATACGATTTATAAACCAGCTTTGTCTTGGTTTTCTCAATGTGCCATATTTGTATTTGATACTGAGTTTTTCGTCTGGCACTGTGCGGAAATTTTCATCATATCCAATTAAACTATTAAACCACACAGACTCTATTTCTTTGTTGGGTCTACTGTAACTGACGCCATCACTTATTAATTGATATTGATTGTGAATATTAATATTTTTATCTTCAATATTCCAAAAATTAAAATTAATAGCAATATCTTGATTTTCTAATAAGTTGGAAACATGATATAATGAAAATTTATTATCGCTCAATAATGTCACATGTCTATAAAATTGTTTTCTTGGATCTTCTATTAATTGTGCTACATCAAATGCAGTAATTTTTCTGCCTTCTATATTAGGTAAAGTTTTTTTATCTTTTACCCAAAAATAATATCTAACGCTAAAACTTTTTGAAATATAGTCATACACACGTCTTTCAGCATAAGTTGCTGTGTTGTAACGAGCAGTGCCGCTTATGCCAGCCAGCACAGATGCTGCAGAATTACTGCTGGCCAATGCATTCCATTCTTGTGGAGTATAAGTGGATTCAACCCATTCACACACATCTATGGATGATCCTGGAAATATCTTGTTCCAATAATTATTAGCAAAAATAATATTATTTTGATATGCATTATAAAATTTTACAGTGCTCAAATCCCACCACAATCTACCCACTTGTTCTTTGCTCCAACTGGTTTGTACATCCACTGTGACTCCTGCCTGTCCATTGGTGTAGATTGCTGGATCATAATTGGTTTTGTAATATAATTCTTGTTCGGCAGTGCCAGCAATTTTTCCTTGTATAGGATCTAAATAATCCAATTTTGAAATTAATTTTTTAGTCTTAACATTGTATAAAAAGATGGATTTAACTTTGTGTAGATCCACTGTGTACATTGGAGATTTATGATTGACCCATGTGTTTGAATCTGTAGATTTTCTAAAATCAATTATTAATCCTTCTGTATTAGGAGATGACAGATCATTCATATAATAAGGCAAAGATGCATACACATGGTTGTCAATAATTTTTAAATTTTTTCCAAATTCAGATAGATTGGTATTATTCACACTGAATTCATTAGCATATATCAGCACGTCATTGTAATTTTCATACACATAGATTGACCCTGTGTTGTAAATTTTGGTGTTAAATGTGGTGGCACCTTTGTCAAAATACGTTAGTCCTTGATCCAGACTGAAATTTAATTCTGTGTCACCGTTGAGACTGGACACAACCAATGTGTTACCATCAAAATCTAAATTGTTTCCAAATCTTTCTGTGGCTTTGGGCTGTGGACTTGTTAGCGTTTGCACTGTTTGAAACACACCATTGATCTGTTTGTACAAGTATACCACTCCACCATCTGTGACAACTTGATCAGCTTTAGGACTAGACACAGCTATGAACATGCCATTGTTGCTCACAGCTATTTTGCTTGCAAATTCCGAATTGTCTTCTCCACTGTCTGGTGATGTAAGAGTTTGTGCAAATTGATATCTATTGTTGTTCAATCTATACACCACTAGTTTTTTTTGCACAGAAGAGTCCACTAGATCGTCAATGGCCACTGCAAGCACTGATCCTGAATCGTTCACATCAAAAGCAGAACCAAAAGACGTCACTGATTGTATGTTCTGTGTGCTGTCTCCTTCAATTGTGGGAAATGAGGGTGATCCTGGTATTGGTCCTGGTGGCACGAATCCCAAATAGTCAATGCCTTCGGGTTGTTCTTCCCAAAATATTGCATTGAAACTTCCAGGACCTTGTATGGTCAAACTTTTGTATATGACATCGTTGTATGCTGCCAAATCATTGGTGTAGTAAGTTTCTGTGACATCAAACAATCCTGTGTATAATGGATTCACATTCAAATGCCAGTCTGGAATACTTGCAGCCTTTTTAACAAAGTACAATCTACCAGCACTGGCTCCACCATTGGTGGAAGCTGTGCCCACATAAAGAGTTATCACATTATTGTTCTGTCTCATTTTGACAGATGTGCCCAATCCAAGAAAATTTCCTTCTGCTGATAATGCTGCAGGCTGTGCTTGCGGCACTATGAAAGATTGATACAATGTGTAGCTATTGTTGCGCTGACGCTGGTACACCATGAATATTCCTTGCTCAGTCAATCCTGAATTGTAGCCCAATCCAGCTGGTATATTGAAAGTTTGTTTATAGTCTCTGTTGGTGCGTGCTGGCACACTGGCCTGTCTGCTCACTCCATCCTGTGTGATATCTTGATACAGATAATATTCCAAACCATTTATAAAATGATATGCGCTGTTGCTGATTGGAGTTAGCACAGATGGATTATTAAACACAAACAATGAGCCCACCACTGCATCTTCCAATTCACTGCGTTGAATCACTCCCACAGTTCTATTGGGCGTGCCGATCAATGTCAAATTGACTGGCGGACCAAAGTCAGTGCCCACACTGAAGGATCCAGTTTTGTTTTTGATGTATATTTGTAATAGATTAAAACCAATCACTTTAACATAAGTGACTTCTGCTTGACTGCCTGTGGCATCATCCTGCACTGTGTCACCCACTGTGGGCACATAGAATGTTCCCAAACCATCTGGTTGTGCCAGCACTCTCAAAAATCCATTCCATACATCAATTATTTCTTTCACACCATTGAGATCCTCAAAAGGTAAATCCAAAGCAGTGGGCTCAGTCACCACAGGAGGTATTCCTGTCTGTATGGTATTGAACCAAATTCCCACTTCATCATAGGTAGCAGTGGGCAGCACATCACTCATAGATTTAGGCGCCCTCACTAAGAATCTATTGTCAAATATATCTCCTGTGTAGATGCTGTAACCAGGGATAGATTCTGTCTTGTAATAACTCAAGATGCTCAACTGACTGGCAGGTGTGATCACAGTTGGCAATATTGATTGTGCTTGTTGTGTATCCAAACTGTTGAAATACAAGAAAGCTGTGCGTGGATCACCTGCTTTGATAATGTCTCTCACCACCAGTGATTTTTTGTTGTCAGACTGTCCTGATGTGGTTCCTGGTGACGGCACATCTATTTTCCACCATCCAGCCACACTGTCGTAATCTTCCAATAACACGCGAGTATAATCACCCACTGGAGTTGGCCCTAATTTTATTTGAGCAGCATCTGTTAAATTACCTGTGACATCTTTTAAATATATGATAGATTGAGTGCCTTGAGTAAAAATATATGCCACTGTGCCGTTGGCGCTATCAGTGTTCAACACATCACCCACTGTGGGAGCAGTAATGATCAAATCTATGTTGATAATTTCATCAATTTTTTCATCAATCAAATGCGGTCCATCAATAAACGCTTTGTTTATGCCCACTGCTGTGCCATTGAATGGTGTGTTGCCTGCGGGATATTCTGTGGTCAAATTGTTCCAGTACAATACCAAAGTGTCGCCCACTGCACTGCCTCTGTATTGATCTGTGGTGGCTCTGATCAAAATGTGGTCAGCACCCACGCCTGCGAATGTGTAATTGCCTGTGATCATTTGTTTGATTTCAGGATAACTGTTTGTGCCTGCATCATATTCAGCTTCACTCCAAAAACTGGTGGCACTGAATGTGGTAAAGTCCACTGAAGGGTCTTGGCCCAATACCGGATTCACCACACTCCATAATTGTTGTTTGTGCAGCACTATGTCACCCACAGCATACGATGCGCTCACATTGTACACACCTTTGTAATAGGATCGAACTTGGGAGGCTTTGGGAGCACCTACCACTATGTATTTGCCATCTGGGCTGATATCTACTGCCGCTCCAAAGTCTGCTGTGCCTGTCCATATGTTCTGTGGCACGTCTATCACTTGTCTCAGAGTGAATTGACCTCCATTGCTGCCACGCTGATACACGTACAGTCCAATATTTTTATCTGCCACCACCATCACGTTGTTGCTGTGATCCACTGCTATGCTTTGTCCATAAGAGCCGCTGCTGACAGTGTTCCAATTTGTAATATGTTGATGTTTTTGAAAAGTTTTTTTATTTTTTAACACTACCCAATCATTAAGATTGTTGTTTTCTATCCAAAATAAATCATTGTCTTTGAATCCAGCAAGTTCACTGGCTTTGCTGTTAATACTTTGAAGATTGCTCAACTTGTTGCTGATAAATTTACCTAGAAATCCAAATGAAGATCCATCGTTGGTTGTCTTCTGTGTGACGCCATTTTTTTCACAAGTGATTTTGTCCAACGCAACACTTTTCACTTTAAACAACTGTGTGGAGTCGAGTTGTGGTATGGTCACAGAAATTATGTCATTCACATTCAACGCTGCAGGCAAATCGGTGGTCACAATAACCAAATTATTTTGTTCTTCTACTACGAGCACTTTAAATTCTGTTTTGACATGTTTATAAATGTTCCAACTTTGTTGAAAAAATCCTATCCACACATATTGTCCAAATTTTAATTGTGTTGTGTCTATGGCAAGTATGTCATCATAAGATTTAAATGTAAAATCCACATCTTCTGGATCCACAAAGCCAGCTGTTTTAATATATTCTTCTGTGCTAGTTTTCACAGGAAATGGTCTGTGATTGTAATTCAATGATTGTAAATAAGTTTCATCAGATTTAACTCGCACCACAAAATCAGGATCTGATGGTGTAGGATCATCAGTCAACAACACAGGTTGCGGATTTAGTCTAAATTTTTTTTCGTCTAATAGATATTCCACTTCATCAAATGCTTGTGCTGCACCATACTGTCCAGTTCTAATTGCCCATTCTTCATAGAATTCAATACTGTCTTTGTCAGCACTTGCCAATGAGTCAAACAATTTGCTCAGTGCGTTCTTGGTGCCTTTGTCCTGTATGAATCCTTGATAAAATTTATATTGCGCCACATCATCATTGATAATGTTCTGTAAATATTCTCTCTTTTGATAACCTATCAAATGTTGTGCTAATTTTTGCTGTCCCACATCAAAATTATCTGTGTCCAAATCATAGAAGTCACCAAATTGATTGGTTTTGTATTCAAAATTTGGTCTAAGAATGCTCACAGGTCGTTGATCTAACCTAGTCCAAAATTCATCTTCAAAAATATCATTACCTTTCACATTCACATTAGCGCTGTAAAAAAATTCTTTGTGTTTGACCACATCGCTCATGGCATAATCTGTGTAAGTCTGCCATTCTTTCACAATTACTTCATCATACACAAATCCTGGCACGTCTAAAGATCCATTCCAATCACTGACCACATACCCTATGACTTTGATACGTTCTTGTCTGTATCCTGGAGCTAAATCATAAATTACATCGTTGAACACAGTGATATTGTCTATTAATACCACGTGCTCCTTTTGTATCAACGGAATTTTTACAAAATAAATTCCTTCATTGGTATTTTTTGTGTTCAATGTAAAGTCATTGCCTTGACGAACCACTTGTAGTCTTTGTTTTAATATTTTTACACCATCTGCTCTTAATACTGCATAATCATAAAAATTATCAAACACATTATCTGCCACGGTGTATTGCGTTTTTAATTTCAACGCATTGGCTGCAGGACTTAAGGCTAACACTGCTCCGGATCTCCAGTTTTGTGTGGTCCAGAATAAAAACTCTTGTGCGCTTAAACTCCAATTTTCTACAGTGTTAATTTCTTTATTAAAACTATCAAAAATAAAACCTTTGGATTCAAGATATGCAGAATATCCTAATAAAAAATCAACCACATCTTGTTCTTTAGACAATACTGTGCCGTAATCAATTGTAGAAATAGTTTTGGAAAAATTTTTACTAAACGTAGCAACAACTCCACCTTCAGTTGGCAAGGCTGGCAATCTCTGATACTTTGCATTATCAAATGCATTGCCACTGAAATGATCTATCTTCACTGCATAATATTGATCTTGAAACTGCACTATTTGCGTGGCTGAATAACGTTTGCCCACAGTCCATACAACATACTGACTGCTGACAGCACCAACTTTTTTAATTGGATCATCTGTTTTTTTCACTGGTTCTAAATAATTAAATTTAGGATAGTTGGAATCATATCCTTTGATCACAAATCCTTTAGGAAGTTTTTCAATAACTACACCACTGTATGACAGCACTTCAATCGGCGAGCTGACATTCAAATGTATGTCATAGTTTTCGTCTGGCACAAACACATTGCTTTTGTTCAATGGAGATCTACTGTCCAACAATAATTTAAATTTTTCTTTTTCCGTGAATCCTTTCACTCTAAATCCCAATTGTTGTGTGAGACTTGTCAATGATTGCTTATAATTTTGATAATTTGTTAACACATCTGTTTTAATGTAATCTGCAACGTAGTTGATTATGCCTGACGTTAAAACTAAATTTTCATCTTTTTGACTGTTAGGAAAAATTAAATCTTTTAAAGTAATTCTTTTTTCAGTCACATTGTTTATTATTTCATCAGTGATATTTTTAGAAATTCTTGATACGTCAAAATTTACGCCCATAGTGAAGGCAGGTCTATTCAATATCATTGCTTTTAACACAGCAAAAGGATAGTTGGAACTGCGTCTCCAAGCAGTCTCTACTGGTGCATGATCTCCAAATTTAAAATTTTCAGTGGACAAAGTTAAAATAAAATTTTTTGCGTAATTACTTTCCATGGGACTGAGTAAATTACCATCTTCGTCCACAGGTAGATGTGTTAATAGATCAGTGCGTTTGTATCTACTGTCATACACTAATTTTTTGCCTGGTTGTCTGATCACACCAGCCTGAAGGTCTTCCCAAAGAATCAAGTTGTCACTGGTGTAGGGTGCTGGACCATACACTTGGTTCCACCAAGTGGGCTGCTCGCTGAAGCCCAACATCTCCCAAGGATGACTGTGTGGTCTATCTGTGTCATAGGCTTGTTTGTAAACGGCTCTCCAAAATCCTGGCAATGGTTTTCCTTCGGGAGACAGCATGTGGGAGTGATTATAGGTAAAATCATTCAAACTATCATAGAAAAAATTAATTGTGTAATCTGATGCGCCTGCTAAACTATTCCATCGGATAAAATCATCTATAATTGATTGATTAATATTTTCAATTTTATATCCCTTATCTCTGTATGCTCCTGGAATAAAATCATGTATGTTTCTAATATCTTTGTTGTATTCAACTTTAATAGTATTGTAAATTCTTTTTTCTAATTCCAGTAACAAGTTATCTCGATAGTCGCCAAAAGCTACCATTAAACTGCCATCATGTCCTTGGATCATAGCTACTGGATCAATCAGTGTGTCATCTTGATATATCTTTGGTTGATATCTAGGATATAAACCTAATTTGGTTGGTGTAGGTGGCACATGATTACCTATAGTGCTTTCGTATTCAAATATTTCAACTAAATCATCAACTACTAATGCTTTTGAAATTACACAAAAATTTTCATTATTGAAACTGTAATCTATGCCATGCAACAATTGTGCACCATTCAAATACACCTGCACTGCTTTGGTGCTCAGTGTGTTCATGCTGAATATTTGACTCAAAGCAAAATATATATTGCTGTCATCGTACACTTTGTAAGATAATTTTTTTGCAGCTCCATAAGGAATCATATCACTGAAATAAAAAGGCATATTAGCGTTTTTATCAGCATTAATGTTTTGCATTATGAGATCCACATGTTCACGCACTGTGCCGCCAAAGCCAGAATTTTCAGCAGTTTGCAAAAATAATTTTTTAAATTTGTCATATTCTTTAGCAGCGTAGGCAACTGCTTTGACCACATTGGCTTGTTTTTCTGCAACATGATACAGAGCCAAATTGATTGGTGCACTGTGTTGCACAAATTGAGTGCCATACATTGTCACATCTCCCAGATCTCTTAGATTGTTAGATCCTGGATTAATTCCTACAAAAGTATCTAGATTTTCAACTATGCTGTTTGTGTGGTTGTTTACTTCACCAAAAGTGAAACTGGTAATATTAGAATTGAGAGGATTGTTTTGTAAATTGATTGGTATCTCATAATGACCCAAAGAAGTTTTTGGTTCATTGCAGTGTGTTTTGAAAACTATTGATTGATTTTCTTGCAATTTTTTTACCAATCGAACATACAGCACATTATTGTTTGTAAAAGTGGTAAATTGACTGGATTGTAATAATTGACCATCCACATAGACTTTAAGAATTAAATTTTGAATCAACCCACTGTGTGCATACTGATCAATGGCAAAATCGTTGCTTTGTTCTTGACCAAAGTATTGTCTTATCACCATCTGCCTGCTGTTACTTGCAGCTTTGATCCAACCATGTGTGTATTTTTTTGATGTTCTTGAGCTGTATTTTTTTAAATATCCCACATCTGTGTTTTTTTGTATCAATGTGTCACCTTGTTGATAGGTGAAAGAATCCGTTAAAAGATTAAAATCATACACTATGTCACCCACATTATTGACATTTCTATATGATAGCGGAAAACCTAGTTCTGAGTCATTAACACCTGTGCCAATTCTATAGCTAAAAACTTTATTGCCTAAAAAATTTGTACTGAAATATTTTTGTGTGTCACTAAAACTCGATCCTGTACTATCACATAGATCAAACAATGGTGCTTGATTATTTGAAATTTTTGATTGTGCTGTTTTCCAAGATTGTCCATCAAAATAAAACATTTTACTTTGATTGACTTCACCATTAAGGATTAATACCACTTCATTTTCCAAAGGTTGACAATCAGTGGGTTCAGTCAATGCAATTTGTTTATTGGTGGGATCACCGTCTCCGCCAAAGTTTATAATGTTAACTTGAAATATTTTGTTTTTGACCAGTACATCTGTGTCTGCAGTCACCAGTATTCTCATGCCGTCCACTAGGTCCACGCCATCCACATTGTAGCCTGTGGCTCCTTCTATGTCGGAAAACACATCAGTGGTGAATGTATCCACCACATCCACACTCTGTTTGGCAAATGTACCAAACTGATACAATTTTAAACCAGCATCAAACTCTATGATGGGTCGTTTGGCTCTCAATGTTTCATCCACATCCAATGATACTCCATTGTAGTTGGCCACCGCTTGCAGCACTGATTTGTGTGTCCATTTGTTGGCTCTACTCCATGGATTTTTATCCAAAGAATTTTTTTTAATAACAATGTAATCTTTCACATCAGCAGCAGTGTCGTCAATATCATAAGTGGCTCTGTCAAATCCTTCTGCATCATCAAATGTTTCTAAATTTTCATCTGCAATGTCGTTGGGCACTGCTAGATCTTGCTCATTGACCAACTCAATAGCCGTACCAACTCCTTCCACATACCAATCATGCTGTGCATATTTTACAGGAGTAACATTGCCTTTGAAATTTACTTTCATACCGTTGGAAAGTGCAATACCATTGTTTAGAGTGAAATTTTTCTTGCCTATGATCTCTTTTTCCACATCTATTTCACTGTTTTCTTCAATGTTGGCCACTTTTATCAATCCATGTGCATTGATATCATTAGCAGCCACATAATATAAAGTGTCGGGTGTGTTTTGATCCACCACAAAAGTTATCACTCCCTGCTCTATGTTTTGATCACTTACACCGTTGGGAGATTCAGCAAATAAAAAATCTTCATCCAAAGTTCTTGCAGTTTTAATAGTGAATGGCAAGCCTGGAGTGTTGATATCAAAACGATAAGTTATGCCTCTGTACAATGTGATGGTGGCATTAACTGTTTGACCATCTGGTGTTAAAAGATAGGCCACATTGTCCTGATTATCACTCAGCGTGACTGTGTAGGTGCTCTGTACCTGCTGCTGCAATCCTGTGATGGTGATGGGATCGGGACCATAGGTCAGCCAATAGTACTCTCTAAAATTTACAAATTTGTCCCAGTCAATGTTGGGATTCCAACTGTAGTACTCCTGTGCATTTAACACGCTGTGGTTGTCCACAACACCACCCAAACTTTTGATTTGATTGATGTAGTCCACATAGTCTTTGTAGAATGTCACGTTGTTGAGATTGTCTCTGCGAACCACTACTGGTTCTAATTGATAATTTTGTCGATCATCATTGACTTCTTGCACATAACTGTCATTGGGCACAAATGCTTTGGCTGTTTTTCTGCCATAGAAAGCACTGATTTTTTCCACTGTGCCTGGATTCAACAGTTGATCCAGTGTGCTGTATAGAAATTTATTGTTGGTAGGAGTTCTAAAAAATCTTGGCAACAAATTGCTGGATTTTCGTTTGCTGGAATTTTCAGATGCTGTTGGTAGAGTAGATTCTTCTTGATTGTTATCGTAAGCCATTAATAACTCCCGCTGGAAGAACTGCCACCGGAAGAACTGCTAATGCCACTGGTGATACCTGTGTTGATTGTGTTGGTAGCAGTGACCACCGAACCACTAGCTCTCAATTTGGAAGCGGTCAAAGCATCAATTATTTCAACGTCCTGTACAGTTGCTCCACTGATAAAAATTTCATCACTTTCAGATTTAATTTCATACAAGCTGCCAAATGTTTGCACTGTTTGATCTGGCACTATTACAAAAGTCACAATGTCCGGAGCCAGTTGAGTCATCACATAGGTGCTCAGTTCTGAAAAATAAAAAGTATCACCAAAATCCCAATTTTCTAAATTGAAATATTGATTGATGGCTTGAATCACACGCACCTTGATGTCGTCATTATTTGTGACTTCATTAATATTTTTAACCACTTTGAATGTGGCTTGGAATTTAGATTCAGATTTGTCACCAAATAAAACTTTATATCTCACTGGATGATATATCACCTCATCACTGATGGATTTAATAAGATTAATTTGTTGACCAAAGTTTTTGTACATAGAATCTGAACTCAAAGGCAAGGGTTGATTTTCCACAGTGCCGTCCAACCATGATCTAAAATTAGCATCATATGATCTTGTTAGTAAAAAAACATCAATGATATTGGTTACACTGGGATCTATCCTGCTGGAACTGTCTGCACTGTGTAGATATTGAAATTTAAGGCTTGCTCTGCCCAAATGAGCTTTGTAATCTCCTGTGACTTCAAGAGTTTGGTTGCTAATGAATAACTTTTTAAATACTCCAGTCACTGAATTATAAAACACTGTGTCAACATCATATGCACTGAAAGCACCTATTTGATTGTCATTGGTTATTACTGTGATGTTTTCCAAATCAGCTGACACATAATTAAAGTCGTCAACTCCTGATGTGGTTATTTTTTTCTGAAATATATAATTATTGGACAACACTAAATCTTTGAAAGCATCGGGATTATCCATTAATCCGTCATCGTTGGAATCAAATTGAGCAACTTCAATTTTTTTACTGTCCACATAACCTTGCGTATCTCTATATTCTTGTAAAATTTGCCAATCAACATTGTTTTGCATGGGGGTAAGAATGCCTGGAGCTGTGTTAATAGATAGCACAGAAATTTTATCTTTCACTACCTTACCGCTGTTGGCCACATAGTCTTTATTGTTTTTGTCATAGAAAAACCGAATTTCTTGATCGCTTTCAAACACATATCTTAAACCTCTGTAAGTTACTGTGTACAGTTCTGTGTCTGTGGTGAACAATATTAACCAACTGGCGTCTTGCTGTTGATTAGAGTTGTCACCAGTTTTACCTGTGCTGAAATTTCCAAATATATTTAAATTTGTTTCATCAATCACTGCCCAATCTCTCACAGCAGTGTTGTATCTCAAACCAAACACACTGTTGGAGAATATTTTGTCCAACATTTGCAATTTGATGTCGTTGGATAAAACTTTTGAAAATTTTGCTATAATCTGTGTGAGAATAGCGCCTGTGGGGATAATCTCACTCAATATGATAGGTCCTGTGGTGTCTGGTTGAACCACTGTGCCATTATCGATCACTCTGATCACTGTGGCCCATCTTGTTGTGCTGTCGCCCAATGCATTAGGTGTGCCTAATTTCAACTCACCTTTGCTGTTGAAGCAAAATCCAGAAGGTGCTACAAATTTACACTGTGACTGTGTTTCCAAATATTTTAATACACTTTGTGTAAAACTGCCCACTTCTATTTTATTATTGTCCACATCCTGCAAACATCCTGTGGAAATGTTGCTGCTGGCACTGCTTTGATACCAATAGTAGGCCACATCTGTGGTTAGTATCAAAGGAAAATTATCTTGATAAAAATTAAAAAGTTTTTTTTCAGATATGAGAGGTTCAATCACATTATTGATCACCCCTTCTACGTCTGTTCTACTGACATAATTGAAAGTGATACCGTTGTCCGCTCGTTCTTTGTAGAGTATTCCATCATTGCCGTATATATTAGTGCTGCTGTATTTGCTGGTAGCATCCAACAAATCAAAATATCTTGAAATTCCACTGCTGGTTCTGTTGATTGATTTCACCTTGATTATTTCTTGATTGGCAGACAATGGAGCAACATTATAATCTTCGCCTGTGATCATTCTATTCTGTGTGTAATATGTGGCTGGTGCATTGGATCTTATGGACGCTGATGTTTCTGAATTGCTTGCGTTATCAATAGTGTACTGCAATGACATGGTAATTGTGAGTATTTCATTTTTGCCTGAAGCACTCACATAAGGCACTTGAATTTCTATGTTGGTCATGTCAGCTGGTACAATTTTGAACTGTCTATTATCGCTCACTCTGTAATATATTCTAAATGCACCTTTGGGTAAATTGCCGAATGTGCCATCAGCAAACTGTAGATTTATTCTGTCTTCGGTTCTGGTGATCACACTGTAGATATTTCTGATAGACTTGGCAGTGCTGTTGTAGATAACATTGTTGCCTTCAGTAGCACTCACTTTGGTCCATAATTCTTGCTCCACTTGATTATTGTTGAGAGAATATAACCACACATCAGTTTGATTAATGTTGTCAGTGTCAATGGACACTATTTGATTGGGTGTGGCCAATGGCACTGTAAAATCGCCTTGTTGTAATACACCCTGTCTAAAATGAAAAAAGAAACCTGTGTTGCTGCTGGCATATCCTTTGCCATCATCTTTGTATAGGCATGATAATCTGTTTGTGGGCAATGGTGCTAATTCTTCAACAGAGCCTGTATTGACATCTATGGATACCACTTCAAATTGTGTGTTTCTACCGTCGATGTTTTTGGAAAAAGTAAACACTGGTATTTCTTGCAAATTAGAATTGAGTTGATACTGCTCCACTGGAATTCCATCCACTGTGTCTTTTTTATTGGGACGACCTATTTTGGTGTTGACTGGCAGTGCAGCATTCATTACTTTAACAAATTGTTCGTACCAATCTGCATTGCTGGAGTCGTTCCATATGATGGTTTGATTGCTGAGATTCACATTGTTGCTGTCAATGATTCCTTCTGTGGTAGAAATTGATTGTATTTTTAAAAGACCGTTGGCGCATTGATTGCGTTTGGCATTGTAGCTCAACAATCTAGCCAGTCTCAGCACAGATTCTCTGCGCTCGGCCAGCTCAATAAAATTCTCTCTGGCATTCAAATCAATTCTAAAAGCAATGTTTTGTCCCAAGAAAGCAATCAAATCAATCAAGGCCAGATACTCACTGCTTTCCAAATAATCGTTGAAATCTTCTGGATAGTTCTGACGCAGATAGTTGATCATGGATCTGCGTAGATTATCAAAATCATAGCTGGTAAAGTCAGCGTTTCTAAAGCTCTGATAGACCTTTCTCCAGTCTTCTGCCAGCAATAATCTATTCAATCTATCTGTGGATGACATATATCTCCGTTGTATGAAGTTATTTATTAGGTTTAATTAAATGCTCTGTTAATTCTAACTGATTAACCCCAGCTTTTCATCAAATTTTAGACGCAAACTTTCGGAAATATTATAGGTAAGATAGGTGAGATCGCATTGTATTTGTATGCCGCTTTCATAGGTGTCCACAGTGACTCCTTCCACCTGCACTCTAGGGTCATAATTCACAATTGCTGTGACATTGTCAATGATCTGTTGTTTCATGCTTTCTGTGAGTGGTTCAAACAAACTGTCCCAAATAATGGTGCCAAATTCAGGATTTTCTAATTTTTCACCCTGACGTATGTGAAAATGATTGAGCAGATCCTGTCTTATCAATGCAATATCATACAGATTGAAGCTGTTGGCATTGGGATCCACTGTGCTGATGCCTCTGTAAGCTCTGGGTCCAGATGCTTGAGTGAATGCTTTTTTAGATTTAATCACTATGTCTTTGTATAATTTTTTTTCCTGTGCGCTCATATAGATATTTATGTGTGTTTTCTTACATGGTTTATTGATGCAATTTGTTTTTTGATCCAATCGTAAGTGTGTTTAAGCCCAGTCTCTAAATCTTCATTTGGCTTCCAACCAGTGTGTTGTGCTATAAATTTATTATGGCTGGTTCTGGCCATCACTCCTGTTGGTCCTGGAACGTTTTTAACATTGACATTCTTGCCAACTATGTTGCCAATGAGGAGCGCTAGATTGTTTATGCTGATCATTCTTTCACTGCCAAGGTTGAGTGGAAATTCACAATCACTGTGCATGATTTTGTGGATGCCTTGTATGCATTCATCGATATAGAGAAAACTGCGTGTTTGCTGTCCAGATCCCCAAACCTCAATCGTGCCATCTTCTTCACACAGTGCTATTTTTCTACACAAAGCAGCTGGAGCTTTTTCTTTTCCATTGTTCCAAGACCCCAATGGTCCAAAAATATTATGAAACCTTGCTATTCTCACGTGAATGTTGTAATTTTTAGCAAATGAAAGTAAAAGTCTTTCGCTGAATAGTTTTTCCCAACCGTATTCACTGTCTGGATCAGCAGGATATGCACTGTCTTCACTTAATAAAATATTGTCTGCATCTTTTTGATTGTGTGCAGGATAGATGCACGCACTGGAGCTATAAAAAATTCTTTTCACGTCTTTCTTGTGCATTGCACGAATGATGTTAAGATTTATTGTTGCAGAGTTATACATGATGTCAGCGTCATTTTTACCAGTGAAAATATAACCAGCCCCACCCATATCAGCTGCCAGTTGGTAAACCTCTTGCAAATCAGAAGATATCAATTGCTCCACTGCGAATTGATTTCTTAGATCTAGGATGTGAAATTCGTCAGCATCTGTATTGCTGTATTCGGGATATTTTAGATCCACACCAACCACATAGTGTCCTTGTTTTTTTAGACTGGTAACTAAATGAGTTCCTATAAACCCACCTGCGCCGCACACTAATATTTTTGGCATAAATTTTTGATTGTATAAAAAAATTTTTTTAATTTAAGAATAATGTTTTTATGTGCTCATATTAATATTTATTAACCTTGCGGGAAGGTTTTGTTAGAAGCAGTGATTATTTTTGCTGAGTAGGGTGCACCATCATCTATCAGATCACCCAGTCTGGCCACCATCTGTGCCTTGTGTCCTATGAATACCTTGGCTGTGGCAGTGATTATGTAGGCTGTGTGCCCGCAATCAGTTTCTATTTCATCACCCAATGTGGCTGCCAGTCTGTTGCCATCACACACCACTTTGCTGGATCCTGTGATGATGGTGCCTCCAGTGTCCAGTGGAGCCAAATGACTGGGGTGAGAGCAGGTGCCTTCTGTTCTGTCTCCAATGCGTGCAATGCCTCTGGCCATAGATTATTATATGTTGATTCCTAATCCAGAAAATTGAGACAGCATGTTGTTTTTCATTTCGGTAGCTGCTGACTCAATTGCACCTTGATTAGCAGTGAATTGGGTAGCTGCAGATTCAGCCATATTTTTAGCAGCATCCAACAGGCCCATCACTTGTGGTTCAAGACTGGGAATGGTTTGAGTTTCAATTTGTGTTTTGATTGCATCAAATGCAGGTACTAAGTTGTCTCCTAGAGATTGCAACTGATTTTGTATGCCTTTGCAACTGCCTGCAGAAACAGTTTGCACTGCTGCGCTCAATGAAGGTATCAATGCCTCCACAGACGCTTCAAGATCTCCTACCTTTGCTGTGATCTGCGATGTGATGCCTGCAGCAGTGGCACCAAAACTAGACATTGAAGCAGTGAGACTGGATTGGAAATTAGCCAATGCAGGTGGTAGGCTTGGCAAAGACGGAATCAACCCATCTATGCCAGGCAAACCTGGCACTGCAGGAAATCCTCCTGGAAGGTTTTGTAAACTAGGTATGGATGGCACACCAGGCAACGCTGGCACGCCTTGAAATCCACCTCCTGCAAAATACCCCTCGAACATTTTTTCAGCTTGATCCAACAGTGGCGTAATATCTGCCTCCAATGAACTTTTAAGTGCTGCAACATTGCCAGCAATCTTAGGAATAGTTTCTTGAATTTTTTTTTCAGCTTCTTTGGCCAATGCAATGGCATCACCACCCACTGTGGCACCAAGAGCGCCACAAATATCGCAAGCATCACTGCCCACATTCAACAGATCTGTGGCTGCTGTGGTGGCTGCCTCTATGCTGTCTGTGATGGATGCTGGAATAGTAAAATATGGCATAAAATTATTTATTTTTTAAATGTGTCAGGTATGCCTGACAAGGTTGAGTTGGGTATCTGCTCAATGGTGGTACGATCAGTGCGTGATGTTTTCACATTGTCAGGGTTTAAATTTTCATGGTGTGGCCATGGTTCATGCTGAGGCACACGTTTCATTATGTTGCCGCTGCTTTCACCAGGATTGGTGTGTGTGCTCAGCGGAGTTGGCTCTGTCTTCACTGCTTTGTTGTTGTTGAGATTGATCACACCACCTGTGTCTAGATTGATGTTGCCATCTGCATAGTGATTGGTGCTGCCCACGGATATGGTTTGATTGGCTGCCACTGTGATGGTTTGATTGCTGCCCACTGTGATTCTATGACTGCCCAATGTTTCTTCCGTGATGCTGCTCATGGCCTTCATGTTGATACTGCGACCTGCTTCGATGTTGACATCTCGATCCGCTTTGAAATTAAAATCTGTTTGAGTGTGTATGCTCACACTGTCCTGTGCAAATATGTCCAATTTGCCGTTGGCTGTCATCTCTATCCATGTGGTGCCTGCTGCATTGCCAATGTAGATTAAATCTTCTGAATTGTGCATCAATATTTGATGGCCTGTGCGTGTTCTTATGCGCACCAATTCATTGTGAGGTATGGTTTCATCTGCTGGAGTCACTATGTCTGTGGTTTTATTCACATATTCTGAAGGTCCAGTGGCTGCTGATGTTTTGCGTAAAAATTTATCATCACCATCATCCATCACAATACTGCTGCCACCCAATCTGGAATGATATCTGCCACCTTTGCCTCTAGCATTGCCGCGTTTATCCAATGGACCTGGAGTGCTGACTCCAAACACACTGCTGGGCGCTTCACGTCTGGCACTGGTGGTGGTTAATCCTCTGATTTCATCTGTTAATAGTCCTTGATTTTGCAAAACATTTTTAAAATCAGTGTTAATAGGTTTTAAATTTTTTGTAGCATCTAATAAATTTAAACTGTTGATCAACAATTCTTTGTTGTATTCGCCCACTGGCAATTTCTTACCAATGTTTGTGATATTACCTATGGTGTCAGTGAAAGTGGTTGCAGGTCGGCCATCAGGAATCATAAAATTTTGATTTTCTGCCTGCACACAACCAATCCAATAGCCTTTGTTGATGTTGCCTTCCACAAATATCACCAGCACTATGTTGCCGATGTCTGGCGGAATAAACCACATGCCGTAACTCTGTTGACTGCTTACATAGTCGTTGTTCTTGGTCACTCCGGCATAGTTGGTCACACCATAGAAAGGATTGAGATATTCCACCTGCACACGTTGATTGGCTTCCAATGAGTCCATGCCAGGATCCACAGATCTCAACAAC